ACCACCGGCTGCCGGCCAATCGGGAGCGACACCGTCAGAGGTTGTGCTCTAACTCGCAACCATTAACCCGCCGACCGAGTCTGGAAGTCCGGCCGCTGGTCAGGGCTTGAACGGGTTGACGGCGAACCCTTTCCAGGGCTCTTGCAGCGCCCGGCTGTTACGGTCCGGCAAGAAGGGGCAGGTCAGGGCGGCTGGTTCCTACGGTTGCGGCGGACTGATCCGGAACTGCTGCGTACTGGCTGCGTACCGGCCGCCACCAATCATGTCGGCAGCAGCTCACCTGGCGCAGCGCAGCAGATCCCCGAGGAACTCCAGCGACGGGAACACGTCGTGGCAGGCGTTGCACAGGGTGATCCCTTCGCCGGTGACCATCAGCGCGGGCCGGGTGACGGTCTGGCCGTCGTCGGTCTTCACCCGGGTGTCACGCTGCCCGCAGCGCGGGCACCGCTCACCGCGCAGATACACCGGCTTCGGCGCAAACAAGTCGTCGACGGCCTTGGCGTAGCCGGCGACGATGGCCGCGATCGTTTGCAGCGTGGAGGCGTCTTGCGGACGCCACGGCTGGAGGAGGACCTGGCGGTAGCGCCGGACGGTGGGGTGCTCGACATGCCGGGCGGTGAGATAGCGCCAGTGGGGGCAGTTAGCGCAGCGCGGCGGCCAGCAGTGCTCGAAGCGCGCCGCGCGGCGGTCGATGTAGCCCAACAGCTTGAGGGCGTCAGCCCAGCAGGGCAGCAGGCTGCTGGGCTGACTGTGGTGGCCGCCCGCGCCGCGGCTGCCATACAGCGAGTCCCGTAGCTGGGTGTAGCGCGAGTCGAGCGTTCGGATGGATCCGGCGAGGTATTCGGGCCTGTCGCCAATCAAGTCATAGACAGCGTTGCGTAAGCCTGTTTTCGCCGCCGCGAGGGGCTCGTCCCGAGCGGGTTTGGGCCGGCTTTGCCGCAGTCGGCGCCGCGACGTCTTGCTCATGCGGCGCCGCTGTCACCCTGCACGTGGGAGAGTTTAAGCCCTAAACGGACCCCGGTCCGATCAGCACGCGCCGTCGATTGGTACGTCTGGAGAGGCTCCCCTCTGCCGCAAATCCCGGCCCCACTCAGCGATAATCGAGGGGAACGAATCGAGGAGGTAGGACATGCCCGGGCCGCCGCCGAAAACCACCGCCCGCCGCCAACGCTCGCGCCGCGACATCGGCGCCGACATCGGCGCGGTGCGTCACTGCAGCCGGCCGCCCGCCATGCCCCGCGGCCTGTGCAGCCAAGCCCAAACCGCATGGGCCGCCTATTGGAAAGATGCGGTCAGCGGTGTCACAAGGCCGTCGGACACAGCCCTGCTGGTGCGGTGGGCTAAAAACCTGGATCGATACCACCGCCTGCTGGCTGAGGCCGACCGTAACCCGGTCGTCGACGGCTCCATGGGCCAGCAGCGCGGCAACCCGATCTACGGTTTGGTCCTCAAGATCGAGCAGTCCATCAAAGACGACGAAGCGCAGTTAGGGATCGGCCCGCTCAACAGGCTGAGGCTCGGCGTGGCGTTGTCTGAGAGCGCCAAGAGCCTGGCAGACCTGAACGCGGAGGCGGAAAATGCCGACAACGATGACCCCCGAACCACGCTTATTGCCCTGGCCGACCGGCGTTCCTGAACCGCTGTCGGCGCCGCCGCTGACCGACGCCAACAGCGACGGGCCGAAAGTCATCCGCTGGATCGAGCAGAATTGCGTTCAAGGCGAGGGCGATCATTGGGGTGAGCCGGTGCGCCTGGCGATGTTCCAGAAGATATTCCTGTGCTGGCTATTCGAGAAAAAGAGGAACGCCAGCGGCCGCTACCGTTACCGCCGCGCGCTGTTGCAGGTTCCGAAGGGCAACTCCAAGACCTCGATGGCGGCGTGGATAGGCGCCTATCAGCTCGCGCATCAGCGTTCGCCGGTAATCCCGGTGGCGGCCGCGAGCTACGACCAGGCTGAGATTTTGTTCGGCGATCTTCGGACGACCGTTACCGAGTCGCCCACGTTGAGCCAGGTGATGATCCCGTTCGAGTCCGAGGTTCAGGTGAAGAGCGGCCCGGGCCGCGCCTACAAGGTGGCGGCCATCGCGGGCACCAACGACGGGCAGCGACCCAGCACCTTCCTCGCCGATGAGATCCACGAGTGGTCCGTCGGCAACCGCGAGCGTGTGCACCTGGTGCTGTCCAACGGTTGCACCAAGCGCGACGGCTCCCTGGTGCTCAACACGACCACGCCGGGCTGGGATATGGACACCCTGGCCGGCAAGATGCACAGCTACGGGTTGGCGGTCAACTCCGGCGAAATCACTGACGACGAATTCCTGTTCGTGTGGTGGGGCTGCCCGGGGGATCGCTACGACCTCGCCGACGAGAAGGGGCTGTTGGCGGCAATCCGTGACGCCAACCCGGCCGCCGACCTCTTCCTCAACACCGCCGACGTGGCCGCCCGCTATCACCAGATACCGCTGCACGAATTCCTGCGCTATCACCTCGGCATTTGGACTCGCACAGCCCAAGCGTGGCTGCCGGCCGGCGTGTGGGACGCCTGCCGCGGCGCCGAATGTGGTGATCGGCGACGGCGCCGATGTCGTTCTGGGTTTCGACGGGTCCTTCAGCGAGGACTCCACCGCGCTGGTCGCGGCGACCTGCGACGAGCACCCGCATATCCTCGTGGTCGGCTGTTGGGAGAAGCCGGCGCGGGCGGCCGACGATTGGACGGTGCCCATCGCCGACGTCGAGGAGACCATCCGGCAGGCCTGCCGACGCTACAGCGTGCGCGAAATCTGCTGCGATCCATACGGCTACCGGCGCAGCATGCAGATCCTCGAAGAGGAAGGTTTGCCAATCGTGGATTATCCGCAGAGCAGCCAGCGGATGACCCCGGCCACCCAGCGGTTTTACGAACTCGTCGCCAACCGGGGGCTCAGCCACGACGGTGATCGTCGGCTGGCACGCCACATCGGCAACGCGGTACTGAAAGTCGATTCCCGCGGGCAACGCCTCGCCAAAGAGCACAAGAGCAGCACACGCAAGATCGACCTGGCGATCGCGGCGGTGATGGCCGTGGACCGGGCGACCGTCGCTGCGCCGTACGATCTCTTGGCTTCGTTCATCTAAATCCCCGAATCAGCTTTGCGCGCAACGGTTTTCGCCGAATTGATGATTTGCTACCATATCGGCGATTGGCAATAATCAGCGAATAATGAACTGCGCCAACGTATTTGAGCGAAATGCGCCAAAAATAAAATCAGAAACCCCTGAAAAAGTGCCAGCCTTGCGAAAAAACTGGAACCCGTCCGGCAAAAAGTTTGCCTGGCTGGGTCGCGTTGGTGGGGGCGTAGCAAAAAACGGGGGGGTGCCTATTGCCTGTGAGCTGCGGTGATGCGACTAATGTCGGGGTTCTGGCAAACGTGGATGGGCGAATAGCTGGCCCTATGCTGATGGATACCCCCTCCCCGTATGGCTGGAAGAATGGCGTTGGGATGGTTGGAGGAATGGCTTGGGCGCCATTGTTTTTCGAGCCTCTGGCCATTCTGAATTGTCTGGGAGCGAATTCAATTTGGCTTGGCTGCAGATTGCTTTGCGAATTCAGAATGGCTGAATTGCATTTAAGGAATGGCGGCTGATGATCGGCTGGCTGATCGGGGCTTGATTCAGCGGGGTCCTGGTCGACGGCGGGGCTGGCCACGGTTGCAGCGGATGCACTCCGGTCCCATGTACCTCGACCTGTCGATATCGTGGTGGCCGAGATCGAACTGCCCTGGGGGCAGGCGACGTCCGCACCTCCAGCACCTCATGAGGCCGGTCGCGACGATCGGGGCGAGACGGGCGCGCTCGGCCCGATGGAGCCGACCGTAGCCTTGCTGGTCGGTGCTCGGCTGGCAGCGATCGCAGCGGCCCCGCCGATTGCGGGTCAAGCGTCGGCAGCTCAGGCAGGGGCGGGGGTGCCGAGCGCGGGCCATCGTGCCGGCTTTCAGTCGGCTAGCCGGTCGTGCCGAGCCGGCCGCGCGGTCCCGGGTTCGGGTACGTCATGCGCGAAGGCTCCGGCCGTGGCTGCCGCTCCGGTCGTGCCGGACCGCCGCCTTGCTCTCGCGGGCGATAATCGTCTTCGTTGAGGCTGCCGGGGCCACGATCGTCGATGATGCCGGCGCGCACTTGATCAAGTAGCCCGTCGTCGGCTTGTGGCTCTTCTGCGAACGCGAAGCCGCCGCCCATATTGGAGTCGCGGCTGTTGTTCCACGGGCCGGCCGTCCGGGGCGCTGCGTACAGCTCGGGAGCTTCCCCGAGATTGTCCGATGGTCTGCTCATTGCTGCTCCTATCAGTTGGGGTGCTTGGTTTTTGGGGCCCGGCGGGCGGCTGGGACGAGGAAGGCCCTGGCCGCCGCGCCGGGTTGCTCACGCGGCACCCGAAAGGAAAGTTCTCGCGCCGCGTGAGCGGTTCGTGGGGTTGTTTCACCAGCGCGTAGCCTCCAGCAACGCGTCCTTCTCTGCACGCGTCATTCGCCGTCCCGGTTCCGGTGGTGGTGGCGGCTTCTCGCCGGAGAGTTTCGCCCGCAGGGCTTTCACGGTTTTGTGGTCGGCGTCGGTCAGCCGGTAGGCCTGACCAATCTCGCCGGTCAGCGTTACCTCGAAGACGCCTTCGGCGATCAGGCCGACCGCGATGTGGTCCTCGACCTCCAGTATGTCGCCGACGTGGACGCTCGCGCCGTACGGGGGCCGGGGCTCGAGGTTCAGGAAGCCTCCCCGAATCTCTTTCTTAGCTCTCAGCTTCATCGTTTTTCCTTTCGGGTTTTTCTTTGTGCTGCAACGGTTTTCAGCTACGCATCGCGCGGAGTTCCGCGAGTTCGCGGCGCTGGTGGCGCAGTTCGGCCTCGGTGCTGGGTGGGATCTTGGTGAGCATCAGCGCGAGCTGGACAGTATGCCAATCCATCGTGTTGGGGCGGGCGGTGTAGGGGTCCATGGCGGATTCCCTTCTGGGGGGTTGGCCGGTGCGGGTGAAAAATTTCCTCAGTTCCCCAGCGTGGGCGTACATTTCGACTTCGGCCGGGTCGGCGTCCATGCACCTGGCCAATGACCTTAACGCGACGGTGCTGCTCGTGTAGGCCGGGGTGGTGCACGGGCCGACGTCTTGCAGCTGGACCGCGACCAGCGTGCGCAGCGGGGCGCCGTTTCTGAATTCCCATGTGTCGGAGTCACAATGGAAACTGAATGAGCTGCCCTGGTAGTCCCTTCTTTGCACTCCCTCGTAAACATCCTGCCGTGCGGCCGGGAGTTCGCACTGGTAGTCCAGGCCGCGGTGATCGACCGCCAGCGTCAGCGTCCGGGAGTGTGTGGCGCCCAGCAGCATTCGGCTGTCGTGGTCGGCGCGGCACAGGACGTCGGGCCAACCCTTGCTGAGGCTCTCATCGAAGGCGCCGGGTGAGACCTGCTCGTGGCCGAACGACATCCGGCGGCTCAGCGATCCGAACGTGGCGGCGTAGCCGCCGATGGTTCTGGGGCCGGAGCGGATCTCGACCGGGGCGTCAGGCGTGTACATCCGTTCCGGTGCGCCGACGCTGTCGTCATCGGTGGACGCACCGCGGCCAGCCAGCTCGCGCAGATGATCCGGAGGCGTCATGTTGGCTTCGTGGTACAGCGAGATGAGCTTGCGCGCGGCGGCGGCGCGCTGGGCGGCGGTGACGTTTTGGACCTGGTTGAGCCGGCCGGCTGCGGCCGCGAGCCCGTGTCGGTTGAGCGTGCCGTCGGGTTCACGGACCGGTAGCGAGAAATTAGATTTCACGGTCTCGTCGCCGCCATGATTAATCAGGCAGCTGCGGCGCCATTGCTCGATCGTGTATCGCGCTGAATCGCCGTCCCAGCTTGCGTCCGTCACGTCAGCCATTTTTGATCCCTCCACGGATCGTCGCCGGGCCAGGAAGCGTTGAACGCCAACCATTCCCGTGAGGCGTGCACCAACGGTTTGCCGTAAACGCTGACCTGGACATCGACAGCGCCGCCGGCGATGATGAGCTGTCCCTGCTCGGCGGCCAGCTTCAAGGCATCGCCCGCCAAGGCGAGACTGCAGCCGATCTGCTCGGCAATGGCCCGGGCAGCCAAGTCCAACAACAACCACCGCTCGGCGTCGACAAGCGGCCGGTCGATGCGGGCTGCCTTTTTTGCCGGCGTGGCCTTGGCGTGTTCGGCGGTGCGCCGGGCGAGCGCCTCGGCCACGGCCGATTCGAAGGCGTCGCCCTGCGGGTGAAGGCCCATCAGGCCGCGTCCTTCCGCTTGCGGCTGGCCCGATACGTTGCGACCGAGGCGGCGCTGACTGCCCACTGATTGCCGAGGCGCGTGGCTGCAAGCAACCCGGCCTTGATCAAGTACCTCGCGCCTGCCGGGGTGATTGAAAGCATGGCGGCGGCCTCCCTGGTGGACATCACCGGTTCGCATACCAGTGTTGGCCCGTCGTCGTCGCCGCTTTCGTCCGCGCAAGTCCCGGCCGGGCTGGAGGCCGACGCTAGCTCGCGCGCCGCGGCATTGACCGCGTTCCTGAATGCGCCGAACGGCGGACGCGGCGGGGCGCCGTAACGGTCGGCCGCCAACTTCTCCAGCACATCAAGCAGCGCCACGACGTACAGCGCGGTCGGATACGTCAGCGTCACCACGGCGTCGCCGCAACGGACGTGCGCCTGGAGATCGAGCGCCCCAATTTTGGTCATCGGTCCAGCTCCTCTCGAGCGGCATTGAGTTCTCTTTGGATCGCGGTGTCGCCGGTGGCGGGGTTGTCGGGGTGCACCACCTTGGTAAGGGCCCTGAAGATGGGGTCGCGGCGGGTGGGGCCGACGCGGCGAAAAAGGATCCGCGCCCACTGCGACATGTCCGAGGTGAACGCCCCGGCTCGAGGTGGCGGGTCGGCCGGGGATGGTTCGAGCCCGATCACCTGATGCCCGGTGGCGCGCAACGCCTTCGCGAGCCGCTCGGCATAGCCGGCGCTGACCGTCCACTCCTTGGTGGCAGGGTTCCAGCTGCGGGCGTGGCTGGGGACGGCGGCCTTGACCAGCTCGATGAGGGCCGGGTCGTAGCGAAACCGGACGGTGTAGGTGGCGCCGTGGCGGTCGAACAGGACAGTGCTCATTCCCAGGGCGCCTTGTTCGGGCAATCCGCCGCATGATTGTTCAAGCTGACGGCGAACCACCGCCAGCCCTCGCGGTCAGCGGCAGGGAGGAAGTCATCCCTGTCCCAGAACAACGCTTCGGCGGCGCCGCAGCCCCGGCACAAGTCCATCGCGTCGGGGACGGGCTCATCGGCGATCGTCATCTAAGTTTCCTCGCAGTGTTTGCTGAGGCGGGAGTTGCAGCGATGGTGCGGCCCAGAGGAAGGGACCACGCGCGGTCGAACACACGCGCGAAGGTGCGAAGGTGGCACGTAAGAGAAATAGCCCCCTTCTGCCACCTTTGCCGAAGGCGGCACCCAAGGGGGCGTATCTCATTCCCGCCACCTTCACATTCTTCGACGTCAACGCGGTGCCCCCGTGCTACCTACGCTGCCCCCTTCGACGGGGTCGATCGCCCACACCCATCCGTCGCCCCAGCTGGCTTTGCGGGTCGTAATCAGGGGTTTGCGGGAACGGCGCCGGGCGTCTTTGAGTTCCTGCTCGTTGAACCCGTTGGCGCGGCCCGCTTTGATCACCGCGCCGGCCTCCACTTCTCCCCCGTGGCCGCTGATGTAGTCGATGAGGAAGGCGCGCGCCGGGTTGCCGCCGGGCTCACCCTCGTTCGGGTCGACGCTGGCGGCGACGTGCTGGCGTGCAGTGCGATCGGACATCCCGGCGTAGACCAGCCGCGGGACGGTCCCGTCGGAGTCGTCGGTCGCCGGGAAGTGCTGCTCGCTGGCGATCGTGAACACCGACGCCGGAATGTCGGACCGGACGCTGTTGCCCTTTTCCGGGCCGACGAGCAGGTGCCCATCGTCGTCGGTTTGGGCGTAGAGGGTGAGCCGGACTTTCTGCCGCAGTACCCCGGTGGCACCGTAGCGGTCGCGGGCGTTGGGGGATGCGACGCGGTTGGTGTGGGCGAGCAGTAGCACCGCCGCATCGGTTTGGGTGGCGACCTCTTTCCACGGGTGCAGGGCTCGGCGGGCCTGCTGCGGATCGCGCACCGACAGCTCGCCGGGCACGGTGTCGAGCCAGCAGTCCACAACTACTAGAGCCGGGGGCGGAGCGGCCTCCACGATCAGGTGAATGTCGCGGGGGAAGGTGGGGGCGCCGCTGCCGTCGTCCTCGGTGCAGATCACCGAGATGCGGTCGAGGTTGGCGCCGGCGACCTCCAGCCGCGGCCGCACCACCGAGCACCAGTCGTCCTCGGTGCACACCAGAATCACATGCAGGGGATCGCGGGCGGGCATCCCCCACTCGGGGACTGGCTTGCCGGTGCTGACGGCGGCGACCACCCACACCCACAGCAGTGGAACTTGCCGATGCCCTCGTCACCGATCAACAGATTGACGGCGGCCCGCTGCAAGTGGTTTCCGGCCAACCAGTTCGGCTGCTCCGCCGTTTTCAGGCTGGTGGCCGGGTGCAGTCGCGGCTCACGCTCGTCACCGTGCCGATCGCCGCCGGCGCTGGCGCCGGTGTCACTGTGTGCGCCGTCGTGGCGGTGGCCGCCCAGTTCGGCGCGGGCCTGCTCGTCGGTTTTGGCGGCCGCCCGGGCGATGCCGTGCTTGCGCATGTCGGCGATCTCGAACTTGCGAGGTTCGCGACGCGGCTCGGTGGTGCGGACGATTTCAGCGAGCCGCCGAGCCAAAAGATCCCGTGCGGCCTGATGATCGGTCTTGGTGATGCAGCCCAGCCGGTGCGCGCAGGCCAACCGGATGTGCTGAGAGTAGAACCACGGGTTGCGCCCGGCGCCGGGCTTCGGGGCGTCGGTGACCCAGGTCGCGATCATGGTGGCCACGTAGCCGCAAGGTTTCGTTGGCCCACAACCATTCCGAGGGCGGTGAGACTTCCTCCCCGACCGCGTCACGGTCACCGGGCAGCTCATCGAAACCGGCCTCGGTCAGCCGTTCGTCGACCTCGGCGACGGTGAGCGGACCCCCGGTATCGAGGTAGGCGGTGACCGGCGGCGCGGGCTGGCCGTTGCTGAGGCTTTTGTTGTTGAAGCTGCCGGGAACCCGCAGCATCCGCGCCAGGTCGAAAACGCTGTCGATGACGGCCACGCCGCGTTTCTCGGCGACGGTCCGCACCAGGCGGCCCCACCGCTGCACCAGCGCCCGCAGCGGGCCGACGTCGCCGCCGGCGAGCTGCCCGTCGGCGATCGGCCAGTAGACGTGCAGCCCGTGGCCGGACTCGACGATCACCGAGGGGCGGGTGCCCAGGATGGTCGACAGCTCGTCGGTGATGGCGTGCGCGGTCTCGAGGCTCGGGCAGGCGCCGGGTTTGACGTCGATGTCCGCCCACAGTGCTGTGAGCCGGGTGACGTCAATCTCCTTGCCGCGGCCGTCTTTCTCGCGGGCTGGTCCTTTGGTGGGGTTGACGCCGAAGTACAGGTTGGCGGTGGTGGAGACTTTGGCGGCGTTGGTGACTGCGTCGGCGGGCGCGAGCACTGTGCTGAAAGGCCTGCCGCCGGGCTTCTCGTACAGCAGGGAAGCGTATTCGTCGTCGGTGAAGCCCAGCACGTCGCGCAGCAGTGTGGCGAAGTCGGTTATCCTGACGTCAGGATCGGTGTCGCTCATCGGCGCCCCTGTCCTTTATTGGTGAGAGAAACGATCAGCCCCAGACCTGTTCGGGTCCGGGGCTGATCGCTGAATGGGTGGTTTTACTTTTCCCAAGGCGGCTTTTCGTCATCCGGTGCCGCGCCCGGTGTCGTGATGGACAATCCCGCCAGATACTTGCGGGCTACTTCCTTGTCGTCCTCGGTTGCCTCCGCGAGCTTCCACGGCGGGTTCTGGCCCGGCTTGGCGACACCCTGACCGAGGCGCCCCAGGACGTAGCGCCCGGCACCGACCTTCGGCCGTAACTGGGCCTGCAGCACCCGGGGCCACACGAACGCCTCCTCGTGCACCTCACCGGAATTGGGGCCATCGAGCACATGCACATCGGCGACGGTGACATCCTTCTCACCGAGCGTGGTCTTGACGCCGGTCTCGACGCGGGACGGCTGGATGAGAAGTAGCCGGCCGTTGAGTTCGGTGAGATCGAGCGCCGCGGCGCTGGCCGGGTTATCAAAGAGATCGTTTGTCATGCTTGGCTTCCTGCTTTCTTTTTGGGGGTTTCACCACCGGGTGCGGTGAAGTCTCTTATTGGCTGCTTTCTTCCTGCAGCTGCTTGTGACGGGCTTCGCATATCGCTAAAAATTCGTCGGTGAGGGCGTTTTCGGCCTTCGCCTTCCGCCAGAGGTTCCGCAGCTCCTCGACGCTATCGGCGGCCGCCGCCAGATCAATCAGCGTCGGCGTGACGCCGGTGGTGTCATCGGTCAGCTCGAGCAACCCGGTGACCGAACGCCAGTCCCACACCCGCTTGGCCAACAGGCAAGCCTCCCAGCCCTTCGCGATGTCGACCCGGTAGAGCTGGCAGCGTCCCGTGCCCGCGGGCAGGTGGACGATCAGACCGTGTTCCAGGTCGAGATCCGTCTGGGCGGGCCCGCGGCTGTCGGTGATGATGTCGTACGGCAGCGACCGCGCGTAGCAAGCCAACTGCAGCGCGAATTTACTGGGGTAGTCGATCGATCCGGTCTTGATGTCGGCGATCACAAGGTGGCCGTCGAGCAGCCCGATCCGATCCGCGGTGCCCGCGACCTTCCAGCCGTCCAACACCCTGAACGTCTCGATAGCGGTCCACTCGATGCCGGCGGTGGCCTTCTCGTAAGCCTTCAAGTCGGCACCGTAGGGTTCCGGGATACGCCCGAGTTTCTGGCCGCGGTCGAGCCGTTCTGTCAGCGCGTGCAGGCTGGTGCCGGTGGTGGCTGCTGCCGATGACCCCGCGTGCTCCATGGCCGCCTCAACGATCTCGTCGAGGCGGGTCTTGTCGTCGGGGTCGGTGGCAGCGGCGGCCAGCACCAGATCCGGGCGCTGCGCCATACCGACCACTCCCCGGCGCTGCTTCCAGCGGGTCAACCCGGTCTGATCCTCCAGGGCGGCGGGCGAAGGTGGTGGTGCGCCGGTAGGCGACGCGTTTGCCGCCGCCGGGTGGGACGACCAGCGGCCGTTGCCACCTGTCGCGCGGAATGTCCGCGGGGGTGGTGAGTTGCTCAGTTGTGGTGCTCATTTCGATTGCTGGGCCTCCTGCTTGGCGAGCCATTGCTCGAACTTGTCGCGGCGCCAGACCCGGCGACGCCCCAACTTGATGGAAGGGGGCCCTTCGCCGATCAGCGCCCAATACCGAAAAGTTTGCGCGGGAGTGCCGGTGATCTCCTCGCACTCTTCAGCGGTCAGAATAGTGAGTGGCCACGTGGATCTTCCTCTCTCAGTGGGTTATCGGTCACGGCTTAGCAGGAAAGGGCGCAGACGACGCCGTCTATCAGCAGTCGTTGTGCGATGTGCGGGGGGTAGCTCATGGGATCGGCCAGCCCTCCGCTTCGACCTCGGCCGCGTCGCGGACCTCCTGCCCAACCGCTGTTACGTGATACATCTTCATGGGCCTGTTTTCGCCCTTGTACCGATCGTTGAGCTCATGCCATCTGTCCATGTCGACCGGCACGTCGGAGCGGCTGTCGTAGACGATCTGGCCGTCGACCTCGATGACCGCGAACCGTTGCGGTCGATCGTCGTCACTGCTGGTGCCGTGCACGGTGATGCTCTCGCCGGTGCGCTTGCGGGGTTCCCACCAGGAGATGTGCACCGCGAGGTCGTATTGGGCGTACGACGGCCGCAGATCACCCACCTGGAATTTGCGGGCATCCTTTTTCCACGGGCCCATGACAGGGTCGAACACTTTGATGACGGCTTTACCGCCGGCCCTTGTCATTTCAGTGCCCCGGCCGCTTGGATCAGCGCCGACGCCAATTCGAGGGCGTCCCTGAACGACAGCAACAAGTCGTTGTACGAGTAGTCGTTATCGAGTTCGATGTCGGGCTTGATGCCGCGGTAGACGATGATGTCGCCCTCGAGCTGCCCGCTGAGGGCACCGGTGAGTCGTCGGGAGAGGCTGACGTAGGCGATGTCGGTAACGGATTCGGTCGCTGCATGGCTCATGATGTGATTCCTTCGATCGGGTCGATGTTGCGGTGCAGGTGCGCCAAGCGGCGGCGCAGATGCTCGTGTTTGGCGAGGGCGCGTCGCATCTCAGCGGCCGCGTCCCGGGTGGGCTCGGTCATCAGGTACTCGATGCGCCGGTGCACCGAGTCGGCTTCCTCGAGCAGCGCCGCCACCTGGGCCGAGGCCTGCTGCTCGGCGGGTGACAGGGTGGTGTCGAGCTGAGATTGCCTGCGGTGCTAGTACTTTCCTGCTTGCCGGTGCGGCAGCTGTCGGCCACTTAACCGCTCTAGCTTCGCTAGATCGTTACGTAACCCTCGATTCGACGGTGTCAGTGCGGCCGAAGCCTGCTGGCCCGTTTCGAGGTTGATCAGCCGGATGTGGTTGCGGCCGCTGTAGCCATCGAAGACGAAGCCTAATTGCGCTGCGTCCTTGAGGAACTCGCGGTGGAATCCGCGCATTGGATTGCTCCTAAGGTGTTGGGTGAGAGTGTTAGGAGTGGGTTGGGCTTTGTTGTGGCTTGCGTCTCCTTTCGCGGTCGATGTTGCGTGCGGCTTCTTCGCCGGTGGGGTCGGCGTAGGTGAGGAAGCGCGCGAGTTCGGGGTGATCGGAAAGCACTCTGCGCCTATGGTTTTCGCTCATGCGCAGTACGTCGTGGATGAGGTAGAGGAAAGAACGCCCAGAATGTGGCGTTGGGCATGCGCTGGCTGAATTGCATTGCGAGCCGGTTGATGCGGTTCACGCCGAAGCTGCGGGGGTCGAGGCCGACGTTGTCGAACACCAGCAGTGCGAAGCGTTTCAGCTCATCTGCTGACGGTGAAGTGCTTACACCGGGCCTGAGGTGGTGCGGTGGTGCCGCACCGGGAGTCATTCCTTGCTTACTTCTGTGTGGGTAGCGGTTCGATGCGAGAAATTACACCTCTGTTCTTACCCGTACGAGCCGCGTATGTCAACACGTGGTGGTAGCGTTTCTCTGGTGGAAGCGAACCCGGTCGATGTTCAGTTCGGCAAGCGGTTTAAGGCTGCCCGCGAAGCCAAGGAGTGGTCGCTGGCCGAGACGGCCAAGCGGCTGGAGCAGCGGGGCATCAGGGTGTACGACTCGACGCTCGCCAAGATCGAGGCCGGTACCCGGCCGATCAAGCTGGCTGAGCTGGTAGCGGCCGCCAATCTGTTTGAAGTAAGCATCGACACGCTGCTGGGGCGTGAACTGGAGCAAAGGCACAACCAGGCGCATGTGCTAATGCTGGTGGCGGGCACGGCCATCAAATCGTCGGATCACGTTCACGACGCCTGGGTGGCGATCCGGGACAAGGTCGATGATCTGTCCACGCTCGATGACCTACCCGGGCGGGACATTCTCATTGCGGGCCTAATGCGAGCCCTCAGCCTGCTCACTGATGCTGATAGCGCGCTAGCCGGCGTATCGCAGGTTGCCCGCAAGAACGCGGGCCGGGCATTGAGGGCGAGAAAATGAAGCGCAATCGTAGAGCCGGCGTCGAGGACCTCTGGAGCAAGACGGTCAAAGGACCCGGATGGCACTAAGCGGATCGTGCCGAGCGCGCGGCATGGCACGGGACTGCGGTATCGCGCCCGCTACGTCGACGACACCGGCCGGGAACGCACCAAGGCCTTCGCGAAGAAGCTCGCGGCCGACCGCTGGCTGAACAAGGTCATCAGCGACCAGATCACCGGGACCTACGTCGACCCCGAGCGGGGGGCCGTCACCTTCTCGTCCTTCTACACCGAGTGGTCGCAGCGTCAGGTGTGGGTGTCGGGAACGCGGCACGCGATGGACCTGGCCGCGAATTCGGCGACGTTCGGCGACGTCGCCTTGGACGAGCTGCGGGCCAGCCACCTCGAGGCGTGGGTCAAGGCCATGCAGAACAGTGAGCTGGAGCCAACGACTATCCGCACGCGGTTCGCCAACGTGCGCAGCGTGCTACGCGCAGCGGTGCGTGACCGGTTCCTCGGGCGTGACGTCACCGACCGGGTACGCCTGCCCCGAGCCCGCAAGGCCACCGCGGCGATGGCCATCCCCACCCCCGAGCAGGTCGGCTCGATCCTGGCCGCCGACTCGGAGTACACCGCCCTGTTTGCGGTGTGCGCGTTCGCCGGGTTGCGGCGCGGCGAAGCATCCGCCCTGCAGGTGCACGATGTCGACTTCCTGCGCCGCGAGCTGCACGTCCGCCGGCAGGTGCAGTGGACCGACGACGGACAGATGGAGATCCGGCCCCCGAAGTACGGCGCCGAGCGCACCGTCTACATCCCTGAAGCTCTGGTGAGTCTCCTCGCCAGTCATATCGCGCAGCACTGCCCTGGCGAGGACCCGGGCCGCTGGTTGTTCCGTGGGCGACGTGACCGCACCCAGCCCATCCACGCGGTGACCGTGGCCCGGGCCTGGCGGGCAGCCCGCGACTCGGTCAAGCTCGAGTACCGGCTGCACGATCTGCGCCACTTCTACGCCTCCGGGTTGATCCGGGCGGGCTGCGACGTGGTGACCGTGCAGCGCGCGCTGGGGCACTCCTCGGCGGCGATCACGCTGACCACCTACTCCGCATTTGTGGCCGGACGCCGCCGACCGGACCCGCAAGGCCGCTGGGGATCTGATCGCGGCGTCGCTGGGATCTGCTGCGTACCCACTGCGTACTGAGGGCTGAATTTAGGGCTCTGACCAGGGCTTGAACGGGTTGACGGCGAACTGGATCACCCGGTACGGCGCGCGGACCCGGGCGCGGGTGTCCCACTGGCTGACGAAGATTCGCAGTTCATCGAGGGTGGAGCCGGGCGAGATATAGCCGC